GATAGACTCTTGAACTCAGCGCCGAGTCTTGGATCAGATTTTGGCGCTTGCTTCTGAGTATATACTCGCGCGAAATCTTCAGGCTTGTTTCCTGATTTAACCACCAACCCTTGCAATGGGGTTACGAAATTATCTTTGAATACCTCAGCGAATTTAGCGCAATCAGAGTCACTTGCCATAGGTGCAATTTTCCTGAGCAATTTGCCCGGCTTTCCAATGGTACGGCGGCCGCGCTCTAATTCCTCCGCGCTTGTATATATAGCCATGAGTCTTGCGTCTTTAGAGTCGACAATCGGGCTTGCCCATATAGCCAAGTTGAACGATGGGCTAAATGTTAGTGGAGACGGGTCCAATACCTCATCAAGCGCGCGGCATAGTTTATTAACTAATACCTCATCATAACTGTTGTCATGGCACGCTATACTAGTCTCAAAAGATTTTATCAATTTGCTATAGTGGCTTTTGACGGGTTCCATAGTTGATTCCTCTGTTAAATTACGGATTAGTCCATCGCCAAATTGACATATGCAGCGACTCAGGTCAATAGCATCTGAGAGCCATTGTAAGCCGTTTACATTGCCCGAAAAATATCTCCAGCCCATATAGCTAGAATCTTTTTATGCGCTTAAAACGGCTGCATATTGGCTCTCAGGCTTATTTGTGTTTTGCAATGGGTTCAATTTGTTATCGTGCAAATGTTTTGAGCTGAGGCGAGTCTGAGCTGAGGCTTGCGGGTTTGGAACGGGTGCAATGGGTGAGGCGAATCGCTTATCCTCGCGCTTAAATTTGTCGGTTTCACTCAGATAAACGCAAAAGAGTCAAGAGTTTATCACGTTTGTTGCACAAATGTCACTCGCGTGAATTATTTTTCCCGGGTGGGTTTACTTTAGATGGGACCCTTGATATTATACGCCAAACGATTCGGCGGACCCGTTAACGACCCACATATCCAAAACAAGAAAAAACATTAGTGTGATATAAATGCAACACCTACGCCACACCCAACCCCACAAGGTCCAAACGCCTGTCTATCACAACAGTGTGACATAAATAACACACAAATCCAACAAAATACAAAAAAAGTAAAAAACTTAGGAAACTTTTCTGAGTTTAGGTATGTATATATATATGAAAGGGTATTCGCCCGGTCCCTAGTTAAGGTAGACCAGTAATAAAGAGTATAGGTATATACTATAGTCTCTATGTAATACCCTCAACAGCATCCTCCCCCGTTAACCATAGTGAACCTAGTAAAGCAATCGTGTAGACGCGACTATGCCGATAGTGGGGGATGGACCTTATTTTGGTAGTACCTATGCCTTCTAATAAAAAACTTCCGTACAGTAATGTTATTGCCAAAGTTGTTAGACTTGGTACTGGTCAAGGTGTGACTGTTAGTGACATCTTGGCTGGTATCCAAAAGTATCAACATGCGCCTTCCAGCCTAGCTACCTTCTACAAGTTATACGGTAAAGATATGGCCGAAGTTAAGCTGGAGACAACTGGCAATATTGGTCAGGTGGTTGTTCAGAAGGCTTTAGACGGAGACCTTAAAGCTGCGGAGCTTTACCTTCGTAGTAAGGGTGGTTGGTCTCCCACACAAACTAATGTTGAAGTAGAGCAAACCATTGACCCCGACCTAGACGAGAGCGCATCCAGCACACTTATGTCGTTACTAGGATATGATAACAATGACCCCGAAGAAGAATCCACCTGTTCCTGTGAGGAAGATAACTGCCGATGCTCTTAGAGGATTACCTCAGAGTAAAGTTAAGGACATCTTCGATCAGCTAGGCCCACTCAAGACTGAGGAACTAAAGCATGACTGGATGTTCTGGGCTAGGGATAACCAACTGGAGCCTCAGAATGACGATTGGAACACTTGGTTTATTAACGCTGGTCGTGGATTTGGTAAGACTAGATCAGGGGTTGAGTGGGTTCGAGATAATGTTAAGCGTGGTGTTAAGCGTATAGCTGCTGTAGCTTCCACTAACTCAGATATTGAACGAGTTATGGTCAAGGGTGAATCTGGTTTCCTATCGGTATGCTGGAAGGGTGACAAGACATACGCAGGTAAGAGGATGGGGTTCCCTGAGTGGTCTCCAACCAAGCGTACACTCACATGGGAGAATGGAGCGCAAGTACAGTTCTTCTCCGCTGAGGAACCTGAGCGTCTTCGTGGGCCACAGTTTGAGTTAGCATGGTGTGATGAGACTGCTGCTTGGAACAAGGACATGGACACTTGGCAGATGCTACAGTTCTGTATGCGTCTGGGTAANCACCCAAGGATCATGGTTACGACCACCCCTAAGCCNACNAAGTTAATCCGTCAGATACTCAAAGACCCTAAGACTGTCGTTACCACTGGTAGTACCTTTGATAACTCAGCCAACCTAGCTAACACATACCTCACTGCTGTTAAAGAGCAGTACGAAGGTACTAGACTAGGTAGACAAGAGCTTTACGCTGAAGTCCTAGAAGAAGCTCAAGGAGCCTTGTGGACTACCGTAATGCTAGATGATGCCTCAGTCAAACATGAGGCTGTCCCTGATCTTTCCCGTATTGTCGTTGCACTTGATCCCGCTGTTACCTCTAATGCTGAGAGTGACATGACGGGTATTATTGTCGCAGGTATTGACATTAACGGTATTGCCTACGTCCTCGGTGATTATACTGATAGGTTATCACCACAGGGTTGGGCATCTAAAGCTATTCAACTGTATCACCACTACCAAGCTGACCGTATTGTAGCGGAGGTTAACCAAGGTGGTGACATGGTTAAGCAGACGATCCACGGAGAAGACCCTACAGTACCTTATAAGGCTGTTAGAGCATCCCGTGGTAAGTTCGCTAGGGCTGAACCTGTATCGGCATTGTACGAGCGTGGTTTAGTTAAGCATGTGGCTAATCCCCCTGATGGGGCTTCGCTGAACGAACTAGAGACACAAATGAGAACATGGGAACCACTAGGGTCGATTGGCTCCCCAGATAGACTTGATGCCTGTGTATGGGCAATTACAGACCTCTCACTTAACGGATATGCGAAACCCAAACTGACCCTCGCTTACTCAAGTGCCAAGGGACTTTCACAGAAATAATAATGGAACCTACCTCATGGTTAAGAAGCTCTCAGAAGCCAAAGCTAAAGCCACCCTTGGCGTAGCTGGCGATAACACACATAACGGTCAAATCCGTGCTGATGAGTTTCTCCCTGAACTGCGTGGCAAGAAAGCTATACGCAAGTATCGTGAGATGCGTGACAATGATAGTACCGTTGGTGCTGTTATGTATTCTGTTGAGCAAATCCTTCGTGATGTTGACCTTCATGTAACTCCAGTTGACGATAGTGATGCAGCTAAAGCGGAAGCTGACTTCGTTAAGAGCGTTCTTGATGACATGGATCATACCTTAGATGACCACATTGCAGAAGCCTTGTCGTTTCTGTCGTATGGCTTTGGTTGGTTCGAGGTTATCTACAAGCGGCGTGTTGGCCCTAACGAGCGTTCTGACAAGAAACACTCTAAGTACACAGACGGACGTATTGGTGTGCGTAAGATCGCAGCCCGTGCGCCTTGGACTATCAATAGTTTGATGTCGATCAGAAGACTGGGGATGTTCTAGGTATTGAACAGTCAGTTGGCCTTATGGCAAGCAAGAATTATATCCCAGTTAATAAGTCCTTGTATTACCGCACTACCTCAATAAATGGTGATCCAAGTGGCCGTAGTATTCTTCGTAACGCTTATACTTCTTACGAGTACCTTAACAACCTACAGGCTATTGAGGCCATTGCGGTTGAACGAGAGTTGGCGGGTATTCCTGTCGCTCGTATTCCCGCTGAGTATCTTTCTGGGGACGCTTCTTCTGCTCAGTCAGGATTTGTACACAACTTGCAGCAAATCTTACGAGACGTTAAGTTCAACGAGCAAGGTTACATTATACTGCCTTCCGACACCTACCCCGATAAAGACGGAGCGCCTTCCTCCACTAGATTAGTTGACATTGAGCTTATGGCATCCAATGGTAAACGCAACATTGACATTAACCCAATCGTAAGTCGTTACCAGCATGACATTGCCCGTAGTGTTCTTTCTGAGTTTCTTCTGCTTGGTTCCTCTGGGGGTTCTTATGCTCTCTCCAAGTCGAAGACAGACCTGTTCCTCCGTGCGCTTGAGAGTTACATCCAAGCAATCGTTGACGTTCTCAACAAACAGTTGGTCGAGCGTCTTTGGCAGTTGAACGGTCTGAATTATGACCTGATGCCAACTATTGAAGCTGGTGATGTTGCTCCACATGATCTGCGTGAAGTTGCTGCTTTCCTACGGAACCTCAATGGTGCTAACATTGATGTATCCTCTCACCCAGAGGTTGTTAAAGACCTTATGGATATCGCAGACCTAGAGTATGACCCTGAAGTTGGTCGTTCTACCACAGATGAGGAAGAAGTATAATGGCAACTTTATCTAACGCCGTATTTGACAGTGGTTTGTCCACACTTACGACTAATGGCACACGGATTGACATCTGTTCCACTGAACCTACGACATATGCTGAAGCTACCTCTACCTATACGTTAGGTAGTGACACAGCAAGCATAGGTTCCCCTGCTGATCGTGCTGGTGGTGGACGTGAGGTCACTGTAGCTGCCGTAGCTGATGCTACCGTTACAGGCACAGGTACAGCTAGTTTCTTTGCTATCACTAATGGCACTGACACCTTGTATGTAACTGGTGATCTTACTACCGCTCAGTCTGTAACAACTGGTAACGCATTTTCTCTGGGGTCATTCACAGTCGGTATTCCTGACCCAGCATAAGGGGTCTAGGGTATGTCCAGCAGGATATTACAACAAGATAGTGACGCACTCTTAACGCAGAACAATGAGTTCATTATTAATGAGAACTTTATTGCAGCTAACAGTATTGTCACAGGATCACCTGTAGTTGGTTCCACGGGTATAACCCAAGATCATAACATTGCTCCTACCAACATTTCCACTGGGGCTTCGGTTGTTAGCACTGCGAGTATAACCCAAGATCATAACATTGACCCTACCAGCATTTCCACTGGGGCTTCGGTTGTCAGCACTACGGGTATAACTCAAGACCACAATATAGCACCCTCCGGTATAACTTCAGGTCAACCTGTAGTATCTACATCAGCTATAACTCAAGACCACGACCTAGCTGCATCAGGAATAGCCTCAGGTCAGCCTGTTGTTGCTACGTCAGGTATAA